TACGTCTATTTCTGTTTTATTTTCTGACATTATTTTTTCCTTATTTTTAAAATTAGTAATGGTGGTAATGTTGCTGCCCTCTGCTGATCTTGAAATTCCTATGGAATTATCGGCGGCCACACTGACAACCGAAATTTCGAAAGGAGCCCAATTGGTTGCAACGTAAGTTTCCAACCCATCTTCTGAGCGCGACTCATCAAGTTCCATCTCGTTGATACGGTATCCAACTGAGATGTTTTGACGTATTCCGTCCATCACGTCTGTGAATATTTCTTGAGCGCGTGCCGACTTAGAAAAACGCACAATAGCTTTGCCGCGTTTCCCGTCCACCGATGCACTTTCCACTCGGCCGATTTGATCGCTTGTGTTGTGATCCATCAATAAGGGTGCGCCATCATTCAAACGCCCCAAATCGACTGATTTTGGATCGTGGCTTAATACCTCATTTCCAAACCAACGCTCGACTGGTGCATCGCTCGAAAACGATAACTCAACTGTCCTATTGTCTTGATCCACACTGCTGCGGTCTAAATTAAAATGACGGGTTAAATCACCCGTTTTGATTTGTTTGCTCATTTGCAACCTCTTCTTTTTCAGTAACTGATAAATTTAAGCCATATTTTTTGGCCAGTTCTTGCTCGTATTGCAACTGCTGATAAACATCTTCGATGTCTGATCCTTGCTCGGCCACCACTTCTGATGCCGTTTTAATGCCGGCCATCACCGCCTCGGTGTTTGCCTTGATGTCTTTTAGTGGATCAACCCACGCCCATCCGCGCGGCTGCCAATTAATCTCTGATAGTTTTTCATGGTCTGTAAAACTAAATCCGACTGAGCCATTAAGCAAAACCATGCCGAGCCACTCGTTGTAAACACGCTGTAAAAAATGGTCGATCATCCATTGTTGGTTGACACGCCATTGATCGCGCTCTTCTAATGTGCCGGATCGTATTGATGAGAATGAAACACCCTCAAGATCGGATGATAATGAGTTATAACTCACACCCAAACCGCCTGAAATACCACGCAAAATACACTTATTAAAGTCTTTAAATGCTGATGTCGGATGAGTTGGATCAAAGGTGGTAAATGATGTGCCTGCCGGTAATTGCTCAAACGTGCCTGGCTCTGCCTCACTGACTAAGTTACCGGCAGCATCCTCATTGCCAATAAACGAATCGCCGGCCTCTGAGGTATAAAAACCCATCTTAGATGCACCAACGCGGGCGGCTACTAATTCGGCCTCCTCATACGCACCCAACATGTTGAGCCTGCTCATGGCCGAAGCCATCCAGGTTGCACCCCTGATTTGCTCGGGGCGCTCCGCCTTGTAGGCGTGGATCATATCCTCAGCCGGTACGCGTTCAAACGATCGGCCACCTTGTGCATAAGCGGTGGTGCTATTAGTCAACAAATGGTATGCAACTGGCGCGCCCATGTCATTGATCTCAATGCCCATGTTGATGACATTGCCATTTTTTAGCTTAAGATTGTAAGTTTCATCAAGGCGGTTTGTGTCTAAAAATTGCAGCTTTAAGCCGTATTTTGAGCCATCTCTAATAAATCTAATCAAGCACTCACCATCTCTCGCCGAGGTTTCAATAAACAGCCTTTGCATTTCCAAAAAACTCATGCGCCCATCGGATGCACAGTTGCTTGACTTTTGCCATTTCTTAAAATTCTGCTCAATGATGCGGTTGGCTTTATCGTCTAACTTACCTTTTGGAGTTCTTGCTTTTGATTGCAGGGTGATACCCTTTGCACCAACAACATTGGCTGTAACTAATGATAAATATTTTCTGACGTAATCATTGTTAATCGATAAATCACGCGCCCTGGCTCGCAACACCTTGCCACCCACACGCAAATCATCATTGATAGATTGCGCACTGGTAGTCCACGAATTAGTTAAACGATCAATCTTAGCACCGGCATACGCGCGCCTTGCGATCGTTTTTTTGTGTTTCTTAAAGATATTAAAATTCATATTTAAAATCTGACCTTAATGTTGGCGTTATTACCCAAGCCATTGCGTAATTTTTCTGCTCGCTGCTCACGCACAAACTCTGCTTTATACTTGCCGCGCAATAAAATTAAATCTGCGATTGGTGTACGTGATAGGCTGCGGCCTTGGATAGAGTAACTTTCTTGATCCTTTGATGCCCTGCCCTCAATGGTGGCCTCAATGGCATCCAATACTTTTTTGACATGGCCGCGGGGGTCTGTATTTGCAGTAACGCGGTTTGGTTCTACTTCCCAGGTTCCCTCATCAATGGTGACTCGCTCTGAGTCTGCAAGGCGCACGATGTAAGCCTGCCAGTGGTAAACACCCACGGCATAAACCTCAGTTAATAAGCGGCCAACCTCGACCACATACTCACCATCTCTAACAATCGCAGTGATTGCGATCTCGGTTGAGCCTGATTTTTCTAGGCGTGCTGAATATTGCAGCGAATAATCAGCGACCGGGTAATCAGTGCTTAAATTTGTGCGCTTGAATGTGAGGCGATCACCGGCAACAATGGATGTTGGCTCGGTTGTTGGATAATTTGTTGTATCAAATAAATTCGCCATTCGGTCTAAAAATCCCTATATCTAGTATTTTTTAATCATTTAAACACTACATGTAGTGTTGATTTGTTAATTAGCCTAGTAACTTTTTCTGAATTGTCAACCCCAATTTCATTTTATTTACCAACGTGATGCAAAACTGCCGCCGGACTTAGGCTTGGCGGGCAATAACCGGCCAGGTGGTGGCACAATTGCTGCCGGTTTCTGCTCTTTTGGCGGGATTTTGGTGCTTTCTGCAAACAAATCTTTGGTGATTGGATCAACCATATCCTCTAAATGCTGCCAATCTTTTTGACTCCACTTGTTCATGCCTAAATGGTATGCAGCAGCCAGGGCATAAACACTGCAATCGAGTACCTCGTTGCGCTTATGTGATGGCTTTACCCACTCAGCGCGGGGGTGGCCTTTCACGTAGCGGGTCACTAACTTTTCGGCTGTGATCTGATCAAAAAAATCATCTTCTAGCTTGTCACTAAAATGCACACGGCCTGCACCCTCATCAATAGCAAAGCGACCATACCAAACACCCTTTGCGGTGTCTGACCCTACCGGCCATAGTTGCACGCCGCCTTTTATGGTCTTGCCTTTGAGGGTGATGTCTTGGTTTGTTGGTCGGCCAACAACCGGGCGGTTGCGGCTTGATTGTCCTTTGATGGCAATCACATGCCTATGCTTTCTAATGCGGCAAAAATCATACACCATTTGTGTGTGATGGCCGCCGGTGTCCACTGCCACCGCGCTGAGTTTAACGCTTGATCCGCTCTCATGGTCTAACTCTAATTGTAGCCATTCATCCAACTCCGCCCATAGTTTAGGCGATGCAGGATCACCAAAAAACACATGCCAATCGATTGCCCATGATTCCTGGCCGTCCTTACCAAATGCCCAAATCACTGCCTCGAGTCTGTTGTCTTGTACGTCAACCCCGCAGGTGGCAATCAATGCACCACTTGGCAAAGTTCTGAGCGGGTATGACTCGGCGCGTTTGCGCAAATCGTTTGGGTCTTGTCGGTTGCTTTCCTCATCCCAACACTCACCCAGGGCGGTGTTAATAAAGGTCTTTAAAAGGTGCGGGTCTTGCTGCGCATCTATCCATTTTTGCACCAGGTTTGCCCACGATTCCCAGGGTGAATATAGTGAGGATATGTGATAACTGCGCCGCGTGTCGCGGTAATTGTTCTCCGGCTTGGTGGCCACCCATTGTCCGTGCTGCAACATCTTGAGTTTATCGGATTCTGTGATCATACCTGAGCAGTGATCGCACATATAAAACGCGGTTTCAGGGCGGGGTATTTTGTTTTTGTCCTTATCCCATTTGATGTTTTGCCAAAAGAGTTCTTGCATCGTTTCACAATGTGGGCATTTAACGTGGTATTTTCTTTGATCACCCTTTAAATATTCGCGCTCAACACGGCTCACATCTTTAACGGTTGGCGTGCTGCCGATTAAAACCTTGCGCCGTGCAAATGTTTTGGTACGATTGACCGCCAACTCAATCGGGTCACCCTCTCCGTCTAAATCGTAAGGGTAGGCATCAACCTCATCGAGCAGCAAAAATCTGACCGGTACGGATCGCAAATCGGCTGCCGAATTAGCGCCGGCAATAAACAACACACCGCCATCAAATGCTTTACTTAAAGTGGTGTTTCCACTATCGCGCGCCCTTGGATCGGCAACCAATCCTCGCAGTACTGGCATATCTTGGATCATGGTTGATAGTCGTTGTTTGCTGTAACGCTTGGCCAGGTTTTGAGTTGGCTGCACCATCATGGTTGGCGCCGGTGCGCGATGGATTATATAACCCAACATGTTGGTTAGTGCCTCGGTAAATCCTAGCTGTGCGCCTTTCATAATGGTCACAAACTCACACCGGCTTGATGGTGAAAATGCATCCATGATTTCTTTGAGATAGGGGGTGCGATTGGTGCGCCACTTGCCTGGCTCGGCTGCATAAGTTTGATTTAACAATCGGTGTTCGTCTGCCCATTCACTCATTGGCTCGCAGGGGTCGGGTTTTAATCCGGCAGCAATTGCAGTGAGTGCCAAATGCTCACCATTAACATCAACTATCGGTATTTTTTTGTTCATCCTCTACCGGCTCGGCCACAACGTCTGCCCATTCCTTGTCCATATCACTCAAAATTTGGTTGATCTCACCCTCGATCATATCGTGTATTTCATGGTGATCACTCTCACCGGCCATTGGTACGGCCAGGCGATCGGCTACCGTCTGCAATGAATTTCGCACACCGCGTGCCGCTGTAAATATGGCACGCCTAACTATATCAGCACGCACCAAATCACCGCGCAACTCGGCATCGTTCATCTCTGCGATGTTGGCCTGCGCTGTGATCAAGCGTGTTTTCTCACCGTGTTGATCAGTATTAGCCACCCCACCAAATGCGCGCTCACGTAAAAAATTAATATATCCTTGAGTCGATTGCACCAAGTCATATTGGCCACGATTGATCTTAACGATCACACCCTCTGATTTCAATTGCTGCACGCGGCGATCGGTGAGCATTAAAAAATCAGACAATTCTTGCAGTGTGCATGTGTTGTTATAAGTCATTGATTAATAACGAAATACATTAATGTTTTCTGAAACTAAAAAAATAGTGGGCTTGCGAATTACCCTCATAGCATGTGCGCCAGGAGTACCTTTTACATTTACCATCAACGTGCCGTCCTTAATGCTTGATTGAGTGAGCGTTTAAAGTTCTTTTGGAATTGTGAACGCGCGACACCATCGGCGATCTTATAGAATGGAAAACGTTTTTTATATGTTGCACTGCGAACAAAGACCGCTATCAGTTTGAGTTTTGGATTACGCTTGCCGCCAGTCTTTTGCCATACGCCCGCCTTGTTAGCGAATTTATTTTTATCTTTTGCAAGTCCAGTCCTTTTGCCTTTGATGTTGCCATATTGATTAAGATTTGAATGATGTGTAGGCACAATGATATTATTGGTGCGTGTACCGCCCTCGATCTGATACTTCAAATACTTCCATTGATCAGGCTTGATCACCACCTCACCATGCAACATGCGTTTCTTTGACCAATTGATCTTGAACGCCTTTACAGTAAACGGCGTTGGTCTGTCTAACCTCTTAACGATCTGCGCCTGCTCGGCCTTGACCACCTGCTTGAGTGTGTTATTAATCGCCACTGATGCTGCAAATGGTATCTGTTTCTTTTGCACTCGATTGAGATGCTTGGTGATGGCCTTTAAATCACCCTTGATATTAAACATTATTTAAGCCTCCATCGCTTGAATGGGTTGCTACCCTTAAAGGTGATGTTGTATGTTGTGCGCCATTTATAGCACGTTGTATAACTCACATCCAATTGGTTGGCTGCATCTCTAATGGTTGAGCCTTGATCGGCTTTACGCTGCAAATATACCGCCACCGGCTCGCCTATCCTAACCTCTATGCGTTGTTGTAACTTCATAAGCTGTAAAATCTGCCGCTATCATCTTTGATAGCTTTAACATCAACGCCGGACTTGCGCAGCTTATCCACGGTAGATGAGAGGTTTTTAATACCAAAATGCTCACGTGCATATTGATGATCTATCTTCTTGCCACTCTCTAAGTGTTGCCTCACCAAGTGTGCTTGCGTACCCTCACGCACATGGTCATTAACCCGGTCGCTGTCACAATTGCATTTATACATAAACATTAAACCCGCACCCGCAACCATTCCCAATGTAAACATAATAATTTCCACGTTAATCCCCTAACATCATATAAACCAACATTGCCGCATAAACGACACTTAAAACACTAATTACCACTATCATTGCTAACCTCTACTCGTAGTTGTTTTGTTAATTGTTTGATCTGATCTAAATGGTATTCGCAGTCTTGATCCTCTTTATTGCCTATCGCAAACAGAAGATAATCAACCTGTTTTTTAATAGCGGTGGCAACTCTAAGGCAGTCATTAACGCCGTGATACTTCA